GAAACCACCAGCACCAAACCCGAAAACAAAAGCTGACGCTGGACGAAAGGCCAGTTTTTGCGCGAGAATGGAAGGGGTGGTAAAAAACGCGAAAGGCCCCGCGGAACGGGCCAAAGCCAGCCTAAAAAACTGGAATTGTTAAACCCTTTTGGAAATAATAAAGGAATTAAAAATGGCTAATACTAAAGCAATTGGTGTCGCATTTGCCGACCCAGCATTTGACAGCGTACAAGTTGGTTCGTCTGGCGTACCTATTTCAATCACATCAGCTGGCGTGTTAAATGGCGCATATGCGACCACAAGCGCGGCAACTGGCGACACCCGTTTGTCATACAACAAACTGACGTTCACTAGCACCGGTTCCGGTGAAGTTGTGCGCGGTTTTGCTGTTGTGACCGGTGCTGGCGCTGCGGCTGCTGGCACGATCAACGGCGCTCATTACAGCACTTCAGTCAATACTGGCGGCACTATCAGCGGTGCGGCCAACGCTATTCGTGCAACCATTGGTGGTTCGTCCACCAATCCTGGCGGTACGTTGGCAGCATTGCAATTGGACTCTGATTTTGCAACGGGCGGCACTTGGTCAAACGCATCATTTATGCGTGTAACCAACTCAGGCACGGGTGAAGTTGGAAACTTTGCTTTGATGCCCGCGGTCAGCGCAACTGGCGTGTTTCGTGCCAAGGTCGGTTCACCTGTGGTTACCCATACCATTCCAGTAGTAAGCGGTGGCACCACGTACTACATCATGGTTTCGACAGTTGCCTAAACCATGTTGAAGCACCCTGACCCTGAAGTGCAATTTCTGGTCGAAATGCTAGAAAGCCAGCGGGATTCGGCGGTGGCCCAGGCTGCCGCTAATTTCCGCATGGCCCAAGAACTTCAGGCGAAGGTAAATGAATTGGAAGTCCAGGCCAACAAAGGCTTGGATGACCAATCCGATAATGAAAAAATTGAGAAAACTGACTAATGGCTACCGGACTATATGCAAACATTCACGCAAAACGTGAACGCATTGAAAACCAAAAGGCTGCTGGAAAGAAACCTGAAAAGATGCGAAGCCCAGGGGACAAAGGCGCCCCAACAGCGAAAGCATTTAAACAAAGTGCAAAAACGGCAAAAAAATGACACCTGAACAAATTGCGAAACGCCTGGCTGAATTGCAAGAACTGGCGAAGCAACACGAATCAATATTGTTGCAAATCAGCGGGGCCATCCAAGAGTACAACCGCGTCCTGGCAGAACTAAGCCAGAACAAGACAAAGGAAGCCGACCATGCCGCTGACCAAAGCACCCCGCAAGAAAGCGCCTAAAGCCGTAGAACTTGTCAAGCGTAAGGTAGGCCGCCCAACTGTCTACAAAGACGACTTCCCCGACATGATGATTGCATACTTCAGTCAATCACCCACAAGGGAAGTGACCACCTACGACAAGAACGGTAACGAACACACCCAGACGCTGCCTGGTGTATTCCCAACCCTTGCACGATTCGCAACCAATATTGGGGTAACTAAAGATACCTTGCATGATTGGGCAACAGCGAAAGACATTCAAACGGGACAACTAAAACATCCTGAATTTTCATGCGCCTATAAAAAGGCTAAGGATTTACAGGAAGCAAACTTAATCGAAGGCACCATTGGGAATGCCTACAACAGCACGTTTGCGATATTCACAGCTAAGAATGTATTGGGTTGGCGCGACAAGATAGAGCAGGAAATCACCGGCAAAGATGGCGCCCCACTTTCGGGAATACAGGTTATGTTTGTGAATGCAGATGGAACTGGCCGCGACACCGAACATTGACCAGGCGATAGCCAAAGCCCAATTCCCAGCCAAACTGGAAGGGCTATTCCGGAAAAGCCGGTACAAGGTTTTGTATGGGGGGCGGGGCGGTGCCAAGTCCTGGGGGATTGCCCGCGCATTATTGATTCTGGGCGCTAAAAAGCCCATGCGGATTCTGTGTGCGCGTGAGTACCAGACAAGCATTAAGGATTCAGTCCATAAGCTACTGTGCGACCAGATTGAAGCGTTGGGCTTACTTGGGTTCTACGAAATCACTCAGGCAAGCATACGGGGCGTCAACGGCACAGAATTTGCCTTTATTGGCCTGAAAAACAATCCAGCCAATATCAAGTCATTTGAAGGCGTGGACATTTGCTGGGTTGAGGAAGCGCAATCTGTCAGCCGGTTTTCGTGGAATATCTTAATCCCGACCATCCGTAAGCAAGCGTCCGAGATATGGGTAAGTTTTAACCCTGAACTGGAAACCGATGAAACATACCAACGGTTTGTGATCCGGCCGCCGCGGGATTGCATCAGCATCAAGATTAACTTCTACGATAATCCATGGTTTCCAGAAACGCTCAAGTTGGAGATGGAAGCGCTCAAAGCGCGTGATCCCCAGGCGTACAAGCAAGTCTGGGAAGGATTGTGTCGCCAGACCATCGACGGGGCTATATTTGCCAACGAAATGCAACGGGCCGAGGCCGAGGAACGCCTAACCAAAGTGCCATATGACGCAACCAAGCCCGTCCACGCGATTTGCGACTTGGGCTGGGCCGACGCTACCGCTTGGTGGTTTGTGCAGTTTGTGGGCATGGAAACAAGGCTTATCCGTTACTTTGAGGATAGCCAGCGCACAATGACAAGTTACTTGGCACAGCTGCAAACTTACGGTTATGTATACGATACGATATGGCTGCCGCACGATGCCCAGAACAAAACGCTTGCAGCAGCTGGCCGTTCAATTGAAGACATTGTCAGGTCGGCCGGCTATAAAACCCGTGTTTTGGACCGTGTGCCGGTGGTCGATTCCATTAACGCTGCCAGAACTATTTTCCCAAATTGTTATTTTGATCGCGATAATTGCTTTGATGGATTAAACTGTTTGCGACACTATCGTTATGACGTTGACCCAGAAACTGGTCAATTCAGCAAAGCGCCATTGCATGATAGATATTCACATGGCGCCGATGCGTTTAGGTATATTGCGTTGATGATTAAGGAACCGGCAAAGTCCAAGAAAAGACAAGTTATTGGACCGTCTGGCGGCTGGATGGGCTAAAGGAATAAATATGGCATGGCAAGACATAGACGAAAATGGGCGCATCGGCGAAGCGATTAAATTTCTACGCTTGGTTGGTGAAGCGGATTCTCAAAATAGGGCTGAAGCCCTGGGCGACTTAAAGTTTGCCGCGGGCGACCAATGGCCCGTTGAGATTCAGAACAGCCGCAACCTTGAATCACGGCCGTGCCTGACCATCAACAAGATTGACGCATACGTGCGCCAGGTCACCAACCAACAACGCCAGCAGCGCCCCCGCATTAAGGTCCATCCAGTTAACAACGAAGGCGATATGAAAATCGCCCAAGTAATTGAGGGCGTGACCAGGCACATTGAAGTTAATTCAAACGCCGACACAGCCTACGACACAGCGTTTGAGTACGCCGTTAAGATGGGCTGGGGATATTGGCGCATTACGACCAATTACGTATCGGAAGACAGTTTCGACCAAGAGATTTACATCGAACCGGTCGATGACCCATTTTCTGTTTATTTTGACCCCAACAGCGTATCGCCCGACGGTGCAGATGCTGAACGCTGCCTGATTACTAGCGTAATGTCGAAGCATGATTTTCGCCAGCAGTATCCAGGCGCAGACGATGGCGCAAACTTTAGTGCCAGGGCAACTGGTGATTCTGACGCCGAATGGGTCACGAAGGAAGATATACGCATCGCTGAATACTGGATTGTCGAGCGTGTTAAAGCTACCTTGGTGATGCTCTCAGATGGAACCAAAGTATTTGAAGATGATTTGCCATCGGCTGAACTGCTAGATGCCAGCAATATCACGATTATGGATACGCGCCCGTCTTATAAGCGCAAGGTGATGTGGTACAAACTGACCGCCATGGAAGTGCTTGAGAAAAGCGAATGGCCAGGCAAATATATTCCAATCGTGCCTTGTTATGGCGCCCAAGTGGTGGTCGAGGGCAAACGCAAAAAGTATGGTTTGGTCAGGTTTGCCAAAGACCCGCAGCGGATGTACAACTTTTGGCGCACATCAATGACTGAAAGTATTGCTTTAGCACCGAAGCCCAAGTGGCTGATTGCTGAAGGACAAGATGAGGGCCACGAATCCGAATGGGCAATGGCTAACATCAAGTCAACGCCTGTGCTGCGCTACAAACAAAAAGACATTGAGGGAATGCCCGCCCCCGTACCGTCGCGCATTCAACCAGAACCGCCACCAGCTGGCATTATGGTCGCGGCCAATGCCATTGCTGACGACTTAAAATCTGTTTTGGGAATATTTGACCCGTCGCAAGAGATACCAGGCAACATTTCTGGCAAAGCATTGCAGGGCCAACAACAGCAAGTTGACCTGTCAAACTTCCATTTTTATGACAACATGACCCGTTCTATCAAACAAACGGGCAAAATCATTCTTGATTTGATACCAAAGATTTACGACACTCAGCGGGTATTGCGGATTATTGGCGTCGATGGCAAGCCAGACATGGTGACTATCAACGACTTGCAAGCTACTGGTGAAGTAATGAATAACGTCACCGTCGGTTTGTACGATGTGGTGATGGATACCGGACCAGGCTATAACAGCAAGCGTCAACAGGCCGTTGAAACAATGATGCCTTTAATGGCCGCGCCACAAATATTCCAAGCTGCCGGTGATTTGTTGTTCCGCAACATGGATTTCCCTGGCGCCGATATTATTGCTGACCGTTTGGCGGCCATGAATCCGTTGTCCCAGATTGATGAAAAGTCAGACGTACCGCCGCAATTCCAGATGAAATTGTTGCAAGCCGAGAAAGCAGTTGCGGATATGCAACAACAAATGATTGCGATGCAGTTAGAGATCAACAACCGCGGGCAAGTTGCAGCGTTGCGTGAGGAAGGCCAAAACCGTCGTAAGTTGATGGACGTAATCAGCCGCGCCTACAACACCGACACCATCAACGAAGCAAAGGTTAATCAGAGCAATATCAAAGCTGTGACTGACCAAAACAAGATGGAAATCGACGCGATGACCCGTTTAATTCTAGGCGGAATGCCCAAGGAATTGCTGGCCGCCGAGATGGAACGACGCAATCAAGAGCAACAACAGACCGCAGCATTTGCAGAAATGGAAGTCAACCAAACTCAAAACCCATTTATCCAAGCGGGTCAGGAATTGTTGGCACCACCCGCACCGCCCCAAGGAATGGGACAGCCCCAAATGCAGCCGCCGATGCAACCCCAGCAGGGAATGCCGCAAGGGGGCCAGCCGCCTGGCATGATGTAATTGACATATAAAGAATTCGGGTTGACAATACCCAAAGCCTACCGATGGGTTTTCATCGGGTTAATTCGTAGGGGTACCTATGTCTGAAGTACAAGAACGCCTGGCGGCTAACGTCGTCACAAGCGAGAATTTAGCTGAATTCACAGCCCAAAAACTTGGTTTAGTTGATTCAAACCCCGCAACCGAGGCGGTTAGCGAAGACGCAAATAGCGCCGCTGCCGAGCCGGACGGAGAAAATCAAAGTGAACAAGATGAGGCCGAGAAGGATGCGGCAGCAACAGATGAGCAGAAAGAGAAGAAACCTAATCCAAAATTGGAAAGGCGATTTTCAGAGATAACCAAGCAGCGTGAAGCGGCGCGAGATGAAGCGAAGCGAGAGCGTGAAGCAAGGGAATCATTGGAAGTCAGGTTTAAGGAACTGGAAGCCCGCGTAAATCCACCCGCGAAAGCGGATGATGAAGTTGGCGAGGAACCTAGACCGGATCAATTCAGCGATATGTACGAATACGCGAAAGCGTTGGCAGAATATACCGCTGATAAAAAGATGGCAGAAAGGGATCAACAGGACAAAGCCCGCAAGGCCGCGGCCGAACAGGAAGTGAAGTTTAAAGCCTGGGCGGATCGTGTGAACGCAGCTAAAAACCAGTTACCCGACTTTGACGATATGGTGCAGAGCAGCGACGTGAAGGTTTCGGACCCCGTGCGCGATGCAATAATCGAATCAGAGTATGGTCCACAGATTTTGTATTACATGGCTGAAAATGCCGAGTTTGCAAAAAAGTTGGGCGATATGTCAATCGTATCCGCCGTTCGTGAGATTGGAAAAGTTGAAGCCCGTTATGAGAGGGATGCAAAGGTTTCTGCGCCGGAAGCAAAAGCTGTTGTTGGAAAGTCAAGAGCGCCAGCGCCTATTTCGCCGTTGCGCGGTGCAGTAAATACAGTTGATGCGGGATTGGATTCCGATGGGAATTTTCATGGAACGTATCAACAATGGAAAGCTGCCCGTAATTCAAAGAAAATACGCTGACAATTAAACTTTTTCCAAGGAAATTAAAATGTCTAATAACCTACTTACCATCAGCAAGATCACCAACGAAGCGTTGATGGTCTTAGAAAACGAATTGACATTTACGTCAGAAGTTAACCGCGAATACGACGACCAGTTTGCCGTTGTGGGCGCCAAAATCGGTAACACTCTGAACGTTCGTCGTCCAGGTCGTTTTATCGGTACAACCGGCCCAGCGCTGAACGTTGAAGATTTCAACGAAACTTCCGTGCCTGTGACGTTGTCAACACAATTCCACGTTGATACACAATTCACAACGCAAGACCTGGCACTTTCGCTTGATATGTTTAGCGACCGCGTCTTAAAGCCAGCCATTGCTGCAATCGCCAACAAAATTGACTTTGACGGTCTGACCATGGCTAAAAACAGCACCGCCAACATCGTTGGTTCAGCTGGAACGCCCCCAAGCGGCCTGATTACATACCTGACCGCCCAAGCGTTTTTGGACAGCGAAGGCGCACCACGCGACGGCCGCCGTTCGTGCATTATCGAACCATTCACCAGCGCCACTATTGTGGACAGCCTGAAAGGTTTGTTTAATCCACAGTCAGCAGTTACTAGCCAGTATCAGAAAGGCCTCATGGGTCGTGATTCGGGCGGCATGAACTGGAAAATGGATCAGAACGTGATTTCCCAGCGTTTTGGTGCATGGACCTCGACAGCCAGCACATTGACTGCCAATACACAAAGCATCGGTATTGCAACTGGTTGGGCATCATCGTCCACGATTACTTTGACCCACGGCGCTGGTTTGACATTGAACCAAGGCGACGTAATTCAAATTGCAAACGTGTTCGCTGTTAACCCCCAGAACCGTCAGCCATACGGCACCAACAAGATACGTAACTTTGTTGTTCAATCCACCGTTACCGGTGCCGGTTCGAGCACAATGTCCGTAACTGTTGTTCCTGCAATCATTACAGCTGGTCAATTCCAGAACGTGTCGATTCCTACAACTTCCGCAACTGCAACAGTCACACCGTTCAGCATCGGAACTTCGGCAACCGGCACAGTCAGCCCACAAAACCTCGTGATGCACCGCAATGCATTCACGCTGGCCACAGCTGACCTTGAATTGCCAGACGGCGTTCACTTCGCTGGCCGCGCATCAGACAAGGAACTTGGCTTGTCGATTCGTGTGGTTCGTCAGTACACGATTAACAACGACAGCATCCCAACTCGTTTGGACGTGCTGTATGGTTGGGCGCCGTTGTACCAAGAACTTGCTTGCCGCGTTGCAGCGTAATTTAGTGGGGGGTTAATCGCCCCCCGTTAATGAAAATCAAAGGAAAATATCATGTCAAATCCAGGCCCAGCAGTCACTAATACCAACCACCCATCGAACTTAGCAACCAACCAGGCACTTCGCTTGCTGGCGAGCGCTCAAAGCGTGAATCTGAACTCCGTTGCCGACACCGTCGCGCAATTGGTGAACGATTCGGGCAATATCAGCGTTCAGTCAATCATTGTTGCAAACGCAAGCATTGACCTGACTACAGCCCAACTGGCCGTTTTTACCGGACCAGGCGCAACGGGTACAGCAATCAAGAGCGCTTACGCTCTGACGGGCAACACGACCGCGGCCAAAGTGGTCATTACTGCTGCAACATCGACTGACGCTGTAGACGTTTCGCAGCTGTTTGTTCGTTGCACTACCGCCCAGGGCGCAGCTGCAACTGCCGATGTGTTCATTTATGGTTACGACCTGACATTCTTGCCTTAAGCGGGAATGAATTAATGAACTTGGAAAGCCGCCCTCAAAAGGGGTGGCTTTTTCGTATTCAAAGCCTATAATTTAGTATCCAAAGGGGAATTCCATGTTGCCAAGTTTCAGACCAAATGGGCCGACTTACAGAATTACTGTACCGTCTTCCGCATCAACAGCGCTGGCCATTGAGCCTAATACAAACGTTGAAAACAACTACGTCGGTTTACTTAATACCGGCAGCGCTTCGGTTGTTGTAACGCTTGGAACATCAGCGGCCACAACGCCAACAGCAGCAATTCCGACAACTGGTACATCAACGCCAGGAATCATTTTGCCACCATTGATGAATTACCCAATTGCGGTGCCGGCGCCAAGAAACACTTTTTTCATTTCAATTATTGGTACAGCGGCAGCTGGTGAATGTTTTGTGACGCCACTAGCGGCAGGGTAAATTATGACCAATCAGGTCGCAAACCAGCAGACCACAAATATCGTACCGGTTCAGGGTGTTTTTGGCCCTGAGCCAACGTTTACGCCCATTACGCTGGTAGGTCCTGCGGGGTCATTCTTTTACGCCCCCACCAATCCTGTGCAATCAGGGTTAACCATTACGAATTCAACCATTGATTCGTCGGTGATTGGTGGTTCAATTCCCGCAGCTGCGTACTTTACAATTGGTCAAGTGGCTGCCTCTCCTGTTGCTGATGCTGACATTGCCAATAAAGCATATGTGGATTCGGTCGCGCAGGGCTTGGATATAAAGGCATCGTGCCTGTATACCACCACAAACATTGTCACGTTGTCGGGTCTTGGCACTCAGGCCGGTGGTGATTGGCCATCAAGCCTTACGGCGGGTGACCGTATCCTGGTTAAAAACCAAGCCAACCAGGCACAAAACGGTATTTATGCGGCCGCATCAAGTGGTTGGACGCGCACCGCAGACATGAACAATTGGTCTGAAGTGCCTGGCGCGTTTACTTTTATTGAAGACGGCGCAACACTTTCAGCAACAGGTTGGGTGACCACCGCAGGACCAACTGGCACCATTGGCGTGACCAATATGCCTTGGACGCAGTTTTCGGGGGCGGGTACTTATACCGCTGGAAACGGTCTACAACTAATATCCAATGCGTTTTCCGTCAAACTAAACGGAACAACTTTAGACGCAAGTGTCAGCGGATTAAAAATTGCTGATACTTATGCAGGGCAAACCAGCATCACAACGTTGGGAACAATTGCAACAGGAACGTGGGCGGCCACAGACGTTGCGGTGCTGCATGGCGGCACAGGTGCATCAGATGCGGCCGGCGCAAGATTAAACTTGTCAGCGGCAATTCTTGGTGCAAACAACGACATTACCAGTTTGTCGGCCATCACAGGCGCGATTGCTAGTCCAACTTACGTTCAATTCAATACAACGCAATCCCCATTGCCAACTGATGCAACGGGACGGTTGTATTACGATTCTACAGACCAGTTTCAAACCATGGTTTTCCAGATGAATGGAAACGTGGTCCAACACGTTGGCCAAGAACAGTTTTTTAGAATTAAATGCCAAGGGTCAATTACCAAAGGCCAGGTGGTTTCGTTTGCGGGTACGCTAGGCGCCTCTGGCGGCCTGATTGGTAAGGCGGCCACAGGCTTAACTGTTGACCAGGCTAATTTAATTTTGGGCGTGGCTGACGAATCCGGCAGCAATAACGATTGGATTTTTGTATCGTCGTTTGGTGAAGTTAAAAAAATCAACACAACGGGCGGCGCTGAAGCCTGGGTGCAAGGCCAGCTACTGTATTACAACCCAGCCGTTACAGGTGGATTGACCAAGACGAAACCCGCAGCACCCAATGCAATCGCCGTAGTAGCCGCTGTCGTTCATGTTTCTGCAACCGTTGGTATTTTATTTGTGCGCCCAACCTTTGGGTCCGTATTAGGGGGGACAGATGGAAACGTACAATTTGGCGCACTTAGCAACCTTGACGTTGTCCAATACAATAGCACCGCACAATATTGGGAAAACGTCCCAGCAAGTGGCTTATCTGTTAGTTATGCGGCCACAGCTGGTAGTGCAGGGTCAGCGACTACCGCCACAACAGCGACAAATTTGGCAGCTGGCGCAGCGGGAAGTGTGCCGTACCAAACAGGTGCCGGTGCTACTACGTTCCTTGGATTAGGCACAAGCACTTACCTAATGACCGCAGGGGTAAGCGCCCCCGCCTGGACTGATCCCGCCAGCGTAACGGTTGGAAATGCCACCAGCGCCACAAGTGCGACCACAGCAACGAATTTGGCCGGCGGTGCAGCTGCCAGTATCCCTTATCAATCTGCAAGCGGCATCACAAACTTTTTGGCGTCCACAGCTGGTGACGCAAATAAAGTGCTGCAATCAAACGGAACATCGGCCCCGTCTTGGGTGACGCCGACGGCTTATGCTACGGTGACCGATGACACTACTACTAATGCAACGTTTTACCCGCTGATTGCTAATCAAACAACCGGCAATTTAACAACCCAATATGTTAGTAGCACCAAACTGCAATTTAACCCATCGACGGGCATATTTATGGCCACAGGGTTTAGCGGGTCGGCCGCTAACCTTACGTCGGTGCCAGCTGGCCAACTGTCTGGCACTATCCCGTCAGGTGTCCTGGGCAATTCGACGGTTTACATTGGCACCACAGCCATTGCATTAAATCGTGGGTCTGCGTCGCAAAGCCTGACAGGCGTATCAATTGATGGCAGCGCAGGGTCAGCTGGCAGCGCAACAAATGCAACAAATGCGGCAAATATTGGGATTACTGACGACACAACGACAAATGCTGATTACTATCCTACATGGGTTACTAATACGACCGGCAATTTACCAGCCAAAGTAAGCAGCACTAAATTAAAATTTAATCCTTCCACCGGTGTTTTGACAACAACTGGCGGGATTGGCGGGGGTGCATTTTGAATTACACATGGACTATTCAGGGCGTGAAAGATACTGATGGGTTAATCACCCAGGCTAAGTATCATTGCCGCGCTGAAATAAAGGACCTATGGGTTGCGACTGAAGGGACGTGGTTTTTTGCAGAACCAAAATTGATGGTTCCATATGCTGATGTAACTGAAGACATGATTGTTAGCTGGATTAAAAAAGAAACTGTCAGGGATGGTAAAAATATGATTGAATCACGTCTGGCTGAACAAATTGACAACCTAGCAACACAAGCAGCGCCATCATTGCCATGGATGCCACAAGTGTTTACCCCCAAATTTGAGGAATAATTATGGCAGTCAACCTTTCCCCTGTATTCGGCGTTGCCGGACAATTATTTAACAACAATGGTGACCCATTAGCTGGCGGCAAAATTTATACTTATCTGGCCGGAACAACTACAAACACTAATGTATATACAAGTGTTAGTGGCGCGATTGCTCATACGAATCCAATTGTTTTGGATGGTGCGGGTCGTGTGCCATCAGGCGAAATTTGGTTGACCGACGGAATTACTTATAAATTTGTTGTTACAGATTCAGCTAATAATTTAATTGGTACTTATGACAATTTGTCTGGTATCAATTCAAATTTTATTAATTACACCGGTGAGCAAGAGATTCAAACGGCCACCGCGGGGCAGACTGTTTTTACACTTACTACAATGGAATACCAGCCAAGCACCAACAGCTTGTCGGTGTTTGTGGATGGCGTAAACCAGTACGGCCCAGGCGCTCAATACGCTTACGTTGAAACTAGCAGCACAGTTATTACGTTTGTAACTGGTCTGCACGTTGGGGCTTCGGTTAAATTTACCAGTACGCAAATTAACGCCGCGTCTTATGGCAATGCGTTTCAGATTAGTTATACACCACCGTTTACGGCTTCTGTTGCTACAAACGTAGGCGACAAATTAGCACAATATGTAAACGCCAAAGATTTTGGTGCTGTTGGTGATGGTGTGGCTGATGACACAACGGCGGTTCAAAATGCTATCAGTTACGCTGCAACGGTTAACGCACCGCTTTATATTCCTGAAGGAACATATCTACTGACGGCAGCAATTACCGTAAGTTCAGCAAACAGAGTTAATATTCTTGGCGCGGGCCGCAGAAATGCAATTTTGTTTTGGAGTAATGCCGCAGTCACAAGAGGACTATCCATAACGTACTTAGACGTTATTACGCCACCAAAAATTACGGGGCTTAGTTTGCTTACTGATGCTACTACCGGAGGAACGGCTCTTTTAATTACAGGGCCAGAAGCTGCCTCTGTTACTTATCTTGGCCCGTATGTTGATGATTTAGAAATTACGGCTGCGGATGCAAATACTTCGACATGGGATATAGGCCTTCATTTCTTTACTTGCTGGTACATTTGTCTATCGAATGTTACGATCAAAGGGACAACAAGCAATAACGTTACATTCCCTATGGTTGCTGGCATTAAATTAACTTCTTGCCAAGTAACATTTATGACTAATTTTACAATTATTCATTCTGAAACTGGTATTTTAGAAGCGGCTAGCGGAGTTGCTTCACACGGCGAAGGTTTTTGTTTTGAAAACTTTGAAATTGTTGGCGGTTTAGATGGAATTAATTTAACCGCTGATGGAGTAGCGCCAGGAACAAATATTGGTCCTGGGCATACTAATACAAACAGGTACGGCATTAAGTTAAGAAATCAGTACCAAACATCAATACACGATATGTTGATGTATAAAACACAACTATCAACTGATAACTATATTTGTATTGAATTATATGATTGCAATAGTTGCCACATACACGATAATGAAATAAGGTCTTCTGCTGGCCCTACAACCGACACTACTGGTATAGTTCTTACTGGAAGCACATCTTCGGACTATAACAACATACATGATAATTCGTTCCGCGATTTTAACGGACCATCAAAAGTCGGTATTGTTATTGGAACTGGTTCTGGCAATAACATAATTCATCATAATACAGGCGATACTTCTTTAACTAATTTAATTAACGTTAATTTTGATGCTGAGCCAGTAAACTTTCTTTTTGCAAATGTACCTTCTGTTTGGACAACGCTTACAGTCAATTCACAAACACCTAGCGTTGGGAATACTTCAATAAATTTGTTTTACATAACAAATACTTTAGCAACGGTTATTACTGACTTTAGCAACGGCTTTGTAGGCCAACAAATTACTGTTGTGTCCAATAACTCAAACACAACTATTCAACACAACGCAAACATGATTTTATTAAGCGGCGTTCCTTACGGAATGGTTGCAGGAAATACTTTAACTTTGGCTAGAGACACAAATCTTTGGCGTGAAATTTCAAGAACGGGTTAAATATGATTTACTATCGTAAAAAAATTGGGATGGTATAAATCTTTGGTTTTGGTGTTGCCGCAACATTTGCCGACGCTAACTAAAAAGTTATTTTGCGAGATACTGGTGCGTTAAGTTATGTGCCTCAAGCACAACCCGCAACGGCAAAAGCTGGTGATGTTTATTACGATTCAGGAAGTAACAAACTACGTTGTTATAACGAGTCATCGTGGAATAATTTATTTTAAGGCTTAAACATGGCACAGACTGCCTTTACCCCAATACTTTTATATAGCAGCAGTACGGCCAGCGCCGCGCCCGCAGTTGGCAACCTGACCAATAGTACGTTGGGGTCGGAACTTGCTATCAATATTACTGACGGCAAACTTTTTTTCAAAGACAATACAAATGCTATTCAAGTTATTGGCTGGAAAGTTGTGCCAACAACAGCCGGTGGAACTGGCTTAATATCCTATTCACAAGGCGATTTGCTGTATTACAACAGCGGTACAACTTTGATTGCATTAACTAAAAGCACCACGGCCACTAGATATTTATCCAACACCGGCAGCAACAACAATCCAGCTTGGGCGCAAATTGA